ACTTGGACCCGATATGCCACAAATAGGATGGGAAATTCATCTGGTATTCAGTTGTGCTAATAATAGCTCAACTGTTAAAATATATGGTGGCTATAGAACGTCCGGTGGAGTCAGCAGTACAGCATCAGGAACACTCTACGCGATTTCGGAACCGAGTACATGGCGATGGAGTGAAGGTTACGCACATGACTACTTGAGCTCGTCTAATGCTATTCTGGTCCATGATTCAGCTTCGGGGCATGCTTCTTATTACGCAGTCATTCGTATAGTTAATTCACATTATACAAACGCCGATGAAGGTAACGGTAGGCTTCACCTAACATCGGAATGTGTGGGGACACGGAATGGTGTTGGAGCGACTATATGGAAATCAGTAGGGTATTTGGGCTTTGCCGCGGGTGACAATGGTCGTTTCCATACATTGAGAGTTCTCTCCAGTAGCGGGAATATTAAAGGTCAATGGACTGCATTTCCCATCACAACTTAAAAAATAGCTTATAATACTATAGAATGATCCGTATATGGATTGGGTACGACGAAGAAACTGTTGAAATCGTAGATGTCATGGAATATGAAGGAGATGATTTTGATCGGATTCCTGGTGCTACGTATGTAGAAATATTCCCACCCTTACATCCTGGTGCTATCAAACTAGAAAAGAGCACTAATGGTACTATATCCATAGTCCGCGATGACGATAAATGGGCTGTTATAGAACCGAAGTTACTCAGGAATTTCCGCCAAGAACGCAACAGACGCCTCGCCGAGGTGGATTGGATGTTCTCGGGAGATTATAAGATTGATCCAGAAATATATCAAGAGTGGCTTGTATACCGTAAAGCTTTACGTGACCTTCCGTCTACGACCGAGGATCCAGCAAACCCCACTTGGCCGGAAAAACCTGCTAAAGACACTGGGCGAACAGTAGATTATTATGAACGTGACACTCAATCAACTAAGATAATTCTTCTTCAGAATGTTGTAAACAGTCTATTAAAGAGGATAGAAAATTTAGAGAATCCGTAAAAATAAACTCTCTATATAATATAAAATGTCTGGTGGTATCGCCCAACTCGTCGCCGTAGGTGCTCAGGATGTACACCTCGTCGGTCAGCCCGAGGTCAGTTTTTTTAGGTCTACCTACAAGCGTCACACGAACTTCTCCCAAACTGTCGAGCGTCAGGTCATTCAGGGCAACGTCTCGAACAATGGTATGTCCACCATCCGCTTCGAGCGCAAGGGTGACATGCTCAACTATGTCTACCTCGTACCCAACAATGGTACCGCTACCCAAACCGTCGCCGATTGGACCACGGTTATCAAGAAGGTTGAACTCCTCATCGGTGGCCAACTCATTGATGAACAAGATTCCATCTACTCTACCCTGATCGCCCCCACTCTCTCGGCGACTTCTTCTTCCAAGTCCGTCGCGGGTGGTCTCTACACCGGTGCTGCCTCTGAGCGGTTCTACCCTCTCCGTTTCGCCTTTTGTGAGAATTGGCAGACTGCACTTCCCCTGATCGCCCTTCAATACCACGACGTGGAGCTTCGCATCACATGGGGTCCCAACGCCGCGGACAACAGTTTCAAGTGGGATGTCTATGCCAACTATGCCTACCTCGATACTCAGGAGCGTGAGGTATTCGCTTCCAAGCCCCAAAACATGCTCATCACGCAGACCCAGAAGGCGATCGCCTCCGGTTCGAAAATGCAGGAGCTCAACTTCAACCACCCTGTCAAGTACCTAGCCTCTGCGGACACCTCCGCCCTCGAGATTCTCAATGATGACAACAAGCTCAAGCTCCAGATCAACGGCACTGACGTGGCCGACTTCAAGTTCGCCAACCCCAACTTCACTACAGTGCCCCTCTACTACCACACCTCCCACGCGAACGGGACCCCCTCCACCAAACTGTTCACCTACCCCTTCTGCCTCGAGACGGGTAAGCTCCAGCCCACTGGTACTCTCAATTTCTCACGTCTTGATTCCGCCCGTATCGTGAACGATACTCGCTCAGTGAACAAGGATGTATATGCAGTCAACTATAACGTTCTTCGTATTGAAAATGGTATGGGCGGCCTTTTATATTCTAACTAATTACTATATGTGGAATCTCATATTCCTTCTCGCCATCGTTTTTGTATTGACGTATGACCCCAAGTCCAGGACACTTGAAACGTTCATCGAAACTCCGAAGAACAACCCGCAATACGAAACCGTCGAAATTACCCAGTCTCCATACGAGTCACCCCTTTCAGGGCGAACACGTATGGGTAACATGTTGTAGAATACTTAAAAAGAAAAACATATAAACAAGTATATGATTCCATTTAATCACGAAAACATTATGATGATTGCGACCGCTGTCTGTGTCATCGGTGTGATCTTCCTTCTCCGCGAGCTCAATAAGACCAAGGAAGAGTTGTATGAGCTCAAGGAATTTTCTGAGGATGTCATGGAAAGGCTTAATGGTATTGACGGTTCTGATATCGATGACGAAGATGAAGATGAACCCATCGAAGAAGTGAAAACTCCGGGAATTAACATGTCCACTTAATGTAACTTGCGAATGCGCAATGAAAAAGTACAAGGCGATTGCTATACCGGTCAGCTTTGCGGATGGCAGGCCAAGGTTTTTGACTGTCCGCGATTGGAGATTTAAAGAATGGATTTTTGTCACGGGAGGATGCAGACGGAGAGAAATTTATAACCCATTGCGATGTGCTCTTAGAGAACTAGAAGAGGAAACGAGAGGTATTGTATCCCTTAAAAATGGTCAGTACACAGAATTTAAATTTATACACAAGGAGAGTCCGACTGTTGAACTTGAATATAATGTCTTTATATTCTTCGTGAACTATACGAGGTCTCAACAGCAGGAGATGGTTCGAAAGTTTTATGACGAAAAACAAAAGACATCTGTCAAAAAGGCACTTCACCAACCATATAAGAAAACATATGACGAAAATGATTTCATGAGTTTTGATACCCTCGAAGAATTCAACGCGCGTAAGCGATGGAAACTCATCGTGGACAATGTCATCAAAAACCCAGAATTCTATTCGTGTATAAGTTCTTTGAATAGAAAAACCTTCTCTATAAAATAATGAAGTCCAAGGCTTTCATTTTACGCCAAATTGGAGATCTTCTCGCTAAAAATCGAGGATTCTGTGATGAAGAGGTTCAACTCTGGATGCAGGAAAATGACGAAAAAACGGTATACGAACTCTTGGTTATTAAAAAAGAACTTTCTGAAAAGAAAGAGTTTCAGGATATTTCAGTGATGAAATGGTTTAGAGATGACGATTCATAAACATATATGTTTAAGAGTTGGTGTGTAACACAAAAAATTAATAATGCTACCAATCTATCACATGTGCTCATGGACGGAGGTGTCCTTTCCGTGCCTTTTGATAAATTGAATGACTTTTACGATAAATATATCGAAACGATTACGACGGGTGAGAAACTCTTTGTTGTCGAACAAAAGACGCCCGTCTATAACTTTTTCATCGATATCGATTACAAAGATGAAGAATCCCTTTCGGTCGACGAAATTAAGTCCATCTGCAAAATCATTTGTGACAAGGTGAAACGACATGGTGGTAAGAAGTGTCTTATTTCTGCATCGCCTCCGAAGAAGTGTGGCACACTCACGAAGACTGGTGTACACTTAAATTGGCCCGGTTTTGTGGTGGATCAGGCGTCCGCGATCGCTCTTCGTGAACACGTTCTCATCGCTCTCTCGGCGGCGAAACGTTCAGTCGACTGGAACGATATCATAGACTCGGCAGTATACGGTGACCTCAGAAGAAAAACAAAAGGAAGTGGCTTTCGTATGCCGTGGTCCTATAAAAAGGCGAAACACGAGCCGTGTAACGGTGAAGGTTGTGCTCAATGTGAAAATGGAAAAATGAATCAACTTGCATACCTCCCTGTATTCATGTATACACCAGAACCATTGAGTACGATCATACGTGTTAATCAGAAACCAAGTGTTGAATTATTGAAAATGTCTGCCGTTCGAACGGATGCTCCCCAGAATGCCTTCATACAACCACCATCGGTACCTATTCGCGAAGGATCATTTACCGATGAAGAAACGAAAGATGAACTTCAAGACGAAGAACTCAAATCTATGATCGAAATGTTTGTCAGAAAGAATCTTGAAGGACAGTCGGATGCATATATCACAAAACTTTTTAAACATAAGAACACATTCCTCGCTGCTACAAATTCGAATTACTGTGAAAATCTAAAACGGAATCACAATTCTAATCACGTTTGGTTCATAATCAGCGGAAAGTTGATTCTTCAGAAGTGTTTCTGTAGGTGTGAAACACTGCGTGGTCGTAGAGATGGTTTCTGTAAAGACTTTTGTGGTCGACGACACGAACTTTCACGGGATATCATAGACAGATTATATCCAAAAAGGGAGGAACTTCAAAAGTGCCCGGAAATTAAAAAGTTTGTGGAAAAACCACAAATTAAACAGGGGGAGGCGAAACCACTCATTGAAACATTCATTAATAAATTTATGCATGGTCAAGAGAACACTTCTGTTGTAAATATCAGGCGAGATAAGGCTAGTCATATCGTTCTCACAACTTCTTCGTATTGTGAATCCATACGTGATACTCACTCTGATTTAGTAATGTCGTATGTCATCAAGGGAAATAAAATAACGCAACAGTGTCCGCTTTGTAAAGGGAAAAAGAATAAGGCGAGAACACATACACTAGTGGATCCTCGCCTCGTAAAACTACTTAAACAATAATACGTATTATTACTAAATGGTCGTTGCGACTCGTACACGCTCCGGAAGACAGATAAAGAAACCCGTATTGTTTCAACCAACAGAGACTGTTCTTGAAGACGATTATGCCACTGATGAACACGATACAGACATCGATTCCGATATTGACACGGAGGACGAAGAGGAATATTCTTCGGAGGATGAAGAAGAAGATGCGGATGAAAATGGTAACCTTAAAGATTTTGTAGTCGATGACGAGAGTGAAAGTGAGGAATAATACACTTAAAAAAAAGGGACTTTATATTAGAAAATGGAAACGGATATTGGTAATCCCATTGAATATAGTCCTATGCTTGAGAATGTTCCAGAGGAGAAAGATGAAAGTAATGATAAGCCTCCAGAAGAAGAGTATTATTTTCATCCGTCGCCACCTCCGCCACAGTACCACCAAGAGAATGAGGGATTTGATCTATTCAAAAACGTAGAAAAATCTACGTGGATCATCGCATTCGCAGTTTTTCTACTTGGATTTTTTATGGGGAAAACCATGCAACCAGTTATTCTCAGGTACGCCTGAAAATGGTACAAACGTTCCTATATTTCCAACTTTTGGTGGAATAAAATGATTAATAAATGGATCCCTATACGTATCTTCGATAAAACCAGCAGTTGTACTCGCTTCTGGCTTTTTACGAACCTTTTTCTTTTTCTTTTTTTTGCTCCCCTCCATAAAGAACAAAATAAATACAGTGCTGACGATAATCGCCGTCACGAGTATATCTATCATATGTTATTGTATATGAAAATTATTCCGCCTCCTCCTCCTCCTTGATTTCGTCCAGTTTCGCATCCTTTTCGCGCTTCTTCTGGCATTCCTCAATCTCCTTCGCGACGATGGCATCCGCCTCCTTGACCAGATCTTCCATATTCGCGTCTGGTTTCTCCTTCTTAAGACGCTCGAGGACTTCGGCGGGGTGAGAGATGGGTGCCTCATCGGGTTTGGTGTAAAATTGAGAGTTCTCATCACCAGGAATGGCTCGAACCTTCTCATCCATCATCGCTTGCTTACGCTCATTGAACATACGCGCCGCCTGTGCTTGGTTCTCCTTGTATCCGGTCATGATCTCCTCGAGCTTATCGTTGGTGTAATGCACATCCTCAATCTTGGTAGGATCAGGGGGGATCAGAAGCCACTTGTACAGGTCAACGACGTAAATGTCGAACGTAGGATCCTCTTTCTGTAGACGCTTAGCGTGATTGGCCGCTTCGTCGCGAGTAGCGAACGCGCCTCGAATTTTGATTCCGAACTTATCATTCTTCTGAGGCGCCTCGGGGCCTATGATTGAGAGACACGCAAAAACCTGTCCAGGAACAGTAGTGTAGTCGGTTTCAAGAGACATTGTAATTCTTTTACTTGTTAAAACTTTAAGCCCTAAGTGACTTTAAAGATTTGTGTTGTATAAGAGACATGGAGGAGATTCGCAAAAACCATAATAACGCCAAACGGGTACTCATACAGTCTGTGGCTCGCGAAGGTCAACATATTCTAGATGTTGGTTGTGGGTTTGGTGGAGATCTTCAAAAATGGCACAAATGTGGTGTAAACATAAACATGTGTGACCCGGAACCGGAAGCGCTCATCGAAGCGCGATCGCGAGCGAAGAACATGCATATGCGCGTTAATTTTTATGAAGGAGACATACACGCGTGTCCAAAAAGAAAATTTGATGTCGTCTGTTTCAATTTTTCACTTCATTATATCTTCGCCACAAAAGATCTATTTTTCAAGTCGATTCACGAAATCAAGAAACGCGTCAAAGCGGGTGGACATTTAATAGGTATCATTCCGGATTCAGAAAAAATCATCTTCAAGACGCCGTTACATGACGATATGGGTAATTTTTTCAAACTCAAAGATCATGGAAATGGTGGTTTTGGTGAAAAACTATTCGTCCATCTGGAGGACACTCCATATTATGCAGACGGACCAAAATCTGAACCAGTCGCATTCAAGGACCTTTTAATCACACATTTAGAAGAGTTGGGTTTTAAATTACAACTTTGGGAAGGGCTTCAGGGAAATCCCATCTCAGAGTTGTATAGTAAATTTATCTTTGTATATAATAGATGATACTTATTATTATATTAATCCTTGTGAACCTTTTGATTTTATTTCAAACACGAGAACCAGGTAACTTCACTGAAGTGAAGAGAAAGTATCGTGTTCTCAGAGAACATCTCAAAAAAACGAACAATGGAAAATTTAGTATGTTGGTAGACCCTATACCTTTGACGGCACTTAAAAAGATGTCTGGAACTGTGGGATACAACGTCAATAAGGGAGCGGACATAACTATATGTATAGGTGGCGACGTCAATGAGATTATGCACGTTTTGATACACGAGCTCGCACACAGTACCGTCCCCGAGTGGGATCATTCCACAAACTTTTGGAACAACTATTCGGAACTTCGAGGTATCTGTGAGTCCATCGGCATTTACACGAGATTACCAGACAAGACCAAATTTTGTGGTCAGTACATTCAGGATAAATAATAATATTGGACTACTATAAAATGCAAACGCCTGTCAATGATCTCATCACAGCGATTTTTTCGTGGGTTGTGTTCTATGCCGTGACACAAGTTCCTAAACACTTTGACAACTATTACATGAACCTTGTGTTCCTAACCGTCGTCATTCCCAACGCTGCTCGCGCAATTGTTGGCGAATTCCCTCGTCTCGCAGTCGATCGCTCTTTCTTCGCCATGTCGTCTCTCTTCGCGCTCATCATCGTGTTCGCAGTGAACGAGTGGTGGAAGCGGTCGAAGGATACTGTCAAGAACTTTCATAAGAGTGATCGAAGGAAGCATCTGGAATTGAGTGCTGTACTCATTGGTGCTTTCACAGTTGGTGCTCTGGCTACATATTTTAGTGGTATCGATAACTCGATCTATAACAACATGATGCAGCCGAACGCTTAAACCTTGATGATGTAGGTCTTCGCAACGAAGAAAATGATGGCGGCGATCGCACCGGTCGAAGCCAATCCGATCATACTTCTACCCCCTTGTTCGTTAAGGAACTTGGGGATAGAGGTCGCGAGACGATCCTGTATGGGCTTGCTCACAGCTATACCAGTAGCAACGGCGACGATCAATGAAACAAGTTGGTCGTCAGTAAGGTTGAGAGGATTTTTGCTTTCGGGAACTTCGGCTTTCTTAGGAGTGGGAGAAGGAGCCATTTGAGGTTGCGACATGGGCATCTGAGGAGGCATTCTGGGGTCTTCGGCCATCATCGCGGGTTCCATCATGATATCGTTAATGGGAGTAGAGTCCATCGTGTCTTTATCTGTACTCATATTTTTTTCGGGTTGTTTAAACGCTGTAGAAGGTTTGTTGTTCTCCTGTAGGGGGACCATACCTTCACCATCATCGAAAAGATTCATTGTGGGGACGTCGTTTGATGCCATGATACTACATTAAGTTTATGTTTTCTGATGTAATACGTGACGCAGTTATTTCTTTTTAGTGATGGTCAGTTTTGTTTTTTTCGTCGCCTTTTTAGCATCCTGATCCGCCTGTGTGATATGTTTCGGATTGTACATTTTTTTGTGCATGTTCCATAGTTGTGGACTCCCAACCTTAAAGTTCTTACGTATAGACGCTTTGTACCAAAACACACAATCCTGTATTTTATTGGATTTTACTGTATTATCAAGTACTAAACATTCATAATTTTCTGTGCAGGCATCCATGACTTTACAAAACATATCGAATGAGGGAAAGATACCAAAGAAGGATTTGTAAAGTTTCTCTCTATTTTGAATAATGTTCTCCCTGAGAATAAACACATAATCTACGTTTGCTCGAAGTGCTGGTGGAAGGTCCATTACATACTGCATCGTCAGCATGAAGAAGATTTTCCAGTGACGCCCGTTCATAAAACATTGTCGAATACACGTATCCTTTAGAAACTTTGAGTCGTACATACAATCATCCAATAACATGAAAGCGCCGCAGTTGTTTCGTCTTTCACCGACGAGTTTACGTTGGCGAGACATGACCCGCTCTATGGCATCACGATCATAGTCACCGTAAATGAACAAATCTGGGATAAAATCGGAGTAAAAGTGATTCCCCTCTTCTGTACCAGACAACACGATCCCGGCTGGAAGGTGTCTTTTGTGGAACATGATATCTTTCACGAGGGTCGATTTACCCGTATTTCGCTTCCCAATAAACACACAAACCCGATCGTCACTAATCGTTTCAGGTTTGAATTTCCTCAACTGAAGGTTCATTCTACTGTAGTGTTTCGTTTTATTTAACAAAATTTTACTCATATACCTAAGTTATCGTGTGATTGAGGAAATTATCAATACTCTTTTTACCATCAGATAGTAAAGATGAACATGCAGTCTGGATTCGGTGACGGTGGTTCTATGATGGCAGAGCAATACATAAAAACTATGACGGATCTTCTTCTCCCTGTACTCGAGAGAGGTACACTACTCGCGGCTGAATATTCGAAGGGCTGTGGGAGGGATACACTTCTTTCAGAGGATATGGAATATGCGATGAAGTATTGTGTCATGCATACTGTTGGTAACACAGTGGGGCCATCATTTCCTGAGATATACGAAGATACAGATGACTCAGATGATGAAGAAATGGAGGTGGCGACGATTGACGAGTGTCCTCCCTTTGTACGATATTCAGGAACAGACCCACTTCTTCTCCAGGTGAATGAAGCGTATGACCAATGGGATGCATGGAATCCCCAAAATCCGACAGAACAGATGTTAAAAAATGCTATTAATAGTAATGAGCACATGGGAGCCTGATGGTTGGAACTTTTCAGATTCTGGGGTAAAGTTACATGTGTATGGTACAGATGATGACTCAGATAGTAGCTCCAGTGGAGATGTTTCAGGCGATGATCAACTCTTCACAACTAAAAAAACTATGTACAAAAAAATATCAAAAGAAGAGTTGTTACCCGAATAAATAATTTTCCTATCCTATAGTATATTACTCACAATGAAGGCGGCTATGCAAACTGTCACCCTTGTTACTCAGGAGCTCGAGACTCAGTCTCTCAACGCGATCGTCGCTGGTTTTTCTTTCGCTGCTGCGATGTCCTGGATGGATGTCGTTCGTTTCGTCATTAACCAGGTGATCAAGGTGCCTAAGAATGGTGGTGCCCAGTACGCGCTTACCGCTGTACTCACCACTCTCCTGTCCATCGCGGTCTACATGATGATCTCTACTGTGTCTACACGCGTATCCAAGCCTGCTCAACCCGTCTACGCGATTACCCGCTAAGATGGTGGTGGACTTCTTTTCATAAGAATGATCAGAACAATGCCAATAAAAGCGATTATACCTATATAAATATACACTTCTTGATTGTAAAGAATCTCATCTCCAAGTCTCTTTACTTTCTCTTCCTTCGTCTTTTCTTTATTCTTCGTGAATTTATCCAATGGAACTTTTGTTAAACCTTCAAGTTTATCTGTAGAACACCGGATTTCAAATTTTAATACATGTTCTGTATTACCCACCTCATATGTCGTAAGGACACCATTATTCATGTATAAAAACTCAATTCCGAGATCTTTTATAACCTTTTGTGGCCCCGAATGAAATCTGTGAATCAATGGATCATCAGAACCGTTATAAAATAGGGTGGTTCCTCCATTTAGAAGAATGTGTCCAGTAAAATGCGGGGTTCCGGAGTATACAGTTTGGTTGAATTCATCGGAACCCGACGAAAGTCTCAAAATAAGAGAATTGGGAGAAGGTGTTTGTGGAGTTGGGATAAAACCAGACACAAGACGAATTTCTTCAACGTCGTAAATGGGGTTTTCTAAACTAATAACATAGTTGTTCGAGTGTGGATAAATAACCGAATCACGTTGACTACTATCTATAGAGAGGTTGTGAACCTTCATTAAAATATAGGGACAATATTTTAATGATTGTTATCATTCATATATGAATATACTTACTGGTACAGGGATTGAGCGAGGGGGTTATTCTTGAGCTGATTCGCAGCGATGTCGAGACGCTTGGTGTTCGGGTTTTCATTACCCTTGTATGGATTGAACTGGTGAAACGACTTGTTCTGGTAATGTTGCATCCACGCACCGTTAGCAGCACTGGTACGACCATCAATACGTGTAGTATCTGAGCGAACCGATGTGAGGGCTCCACCTTGCTTGAGTGCACTCTCCCGAACATTCATGCGACCCGCATTACCCATGCGGTTAGGCTTACCACGACGATCATCGGGGCGGAAACCGTATTTCATAAGCTCTTCATTCGTCTTAGCAGTGACGCGACTCGCAGCACCAGTCGCGTACGCACCATGGAAACTGTGAATACCGGGTGCGGGCTGATTGTTGTACCTGTACTGTTCATCGTTACGATCCGCCTTGAAACGCGTCGGGTCCTGAGCAAGTGTCTGTGCCGACACGAGACGTTTGCCACCGTTATATCCCAAACCATCATTTCTCAGGCCAGTTTCGGAACGGTTCGTGGTTCGCTTGGTTCGTTCATGTTCGTTGCGGGGAGCGACGCCAGTCATTCCCTGAGCGCGACCAGCCATGGTAGGTAAGCGAGAAGGGAGGTAGGCGGTCGTTTCGGGTTTATTGTGTGTAAGTTGTCCAACCTTCGCGGATCGACCACCGGTGATATCCCCAGCGGGACCCGAACGGCCTGGTAAAGTAGTGAGCCTGTATTCACCCACGTTAATAGGATTGACACGAAACATCTGCTGATACCCACCAGCAGCGGGAACACTTGGATCGACACCAAGACCTGGACCAACGACTTGCTTCTCTACTGGAGAGAGATTGTTCATGCGCCCATGATCAAACATCCTGTTGCGCATGTCGAGAATTTCCTGACCGCTACTCCGCTCTTGACGACCAATCTCCGCAAAACTCTCCATCTCAACCTTCTTAGGTACATCAACACGTGAGACAAACTCACTTTCTTTGAAACTAGGTGCAGCTGCACCCATGCCGTCATTTGTCATGACAACTTTCGCTTCTGGGCTGTATTTTTCAGGTTTATTGGACAGAGTCCGTCCAGCATATACGAGACCGGCCATAGCTAACAGTGAAATAGGATCAGCCATTCTTATTTCTTACTGACATTTTTATTAACGTACCTTTTCTGAAAGAGACCATTTTGTACATCGGCACGGGTACTAGCGGGTTCATATTTCATGGTACGAAGAGGAACTTTACACTCCATATTATTGAGGGGAAACAGGTTACGCTCATATGTTTGAACAAGGTTCTTGTTGAAACGGGATGTGGATTGGGGGCGAAGTTGATCGCTGGTATCGATGAACTGGGCGGGTGCACCTTTCCCAGCCATATACGGAGCCGTACCATACAACATAGTGTTGGGACGAGAACCATAATTCAAGTGGCTGGGCTGAGGGTACACAAATACTTCATCGGTAGCCCGGGTAGAGGGGAGAGCACCTTTGTTGTCGACAATGGATAAACCAGGTTGAAGCTGATACGCCATTTATTATTACATGAGAATATATTCTAACTATACGTTCCTCCGCCCCCTCTCACACGACCTCCACCCCTGGGACCTCGAATATCCCCGTCACCCCCTAATCCAGCGAAAGCTTCGAGCTGAACACCTCGTGCATCTGGATTGCAAAACGCGGCATTACTCTTACACATTGGACCATTCTTTGGTCCATACAACCATTCCGCAAACTTCGTTTGATCGCCTGGTATTTTCGTAACCGAAGTACTGACGAATTGCCGCTCAAACGCATTCCGTTTGTGTATGGGAAGAGTCGACCTCGAGCGACCCATGTCGTACGCAACCTGATCACCACTAAACTTCTTGATAAGGGGTTGCGCTGTCGCATAGTAACACGCTTCTAGGCGGTTAGGTGCATCCGTGTAGTCCGTCATGAGAACATTCCCAAGTGGATTCTCTTTCGTGGGTTTCTGACATACGTTCATCTTGTCCGTCACCCCATATGGCTCCTTAATCATCTTCGCCTTGTACATGACATAGATGACCGACAGCATCGTCGCACCGAGAACGAACATACGAGGATCGCGACGAATCACAAATAGAATGCATGTAGCATAGATTATGAATCGAGACGCCGCGTTTACTCGCTCCGCTGATGTCTGCTTACTGTTTGGCCAGAAGTCTAAAATTCGTTTATTTTTGACAAGTTGCTTAGGGTCTTCGAACCAAACTTTCATTTAATATAGATGAGGTTTATTTTTTCGAGAGGTTGCCTAGCATCCCGGTCATGCTACCCATCATCTTCATGAGAGCATCCTGGTTAATTTCACCTTCACCACCAGACTGGATCTTGTCCGCGCACTCCTTCGCCATCGCCTCAATCGAGGCGAGTGTATCTTCAGGAACAGACTGGATGGTCGTACCAAGTATATACAGGGTCTGGAGATACTGCCACACGGCATCCTTCGTTGCATTACTCATGCGCTTCCAAAGCTTAATGATGTCAAGCTCCGAAAGAAACTCGATATCATTGGAATGCACGAGAATAAACAATTCATCCTTAGCAGAAATGCTCTCGGCATGAGGAGAAACACTCTTCATGAAGCCATCGACGAGAAGTCTAGGGCTGGTACTCTTAAGAAGGTCGAACGATGTCAGCATCTTCTTGATACTCTTTTCATCTGGAAAGGTCTTGTGCAATTCCACAAGAAATTGACCCATCATGTCATTAAACGCAGTCACGGACGCCATTTTCTTAATAGTACAGTGTAATCTTTAAGTCAGAAAGGTTCATTAGAGATAACCTCTCTCTGACCAATACCATTCAATACGATCGCGTATACAAGAATCGCGACGAGTACAGAAGGCTTGGTATATTGGTTCAATTCTAATTTTCCTTCATTATTCAGGTACGCTTTAAAATGAATGTACCCTGCAGTAGTCGCACCGGCGATGAGTGCCGCATACACTGGGTCGCGTAAATACTCGGAGAGTTCCATTTAATTATAACGGGGATTTTTTGTGGGATATTCAGGTGCATCTCCGAAGAGTACATCGTCTTCCTGCTGAGGTTCCTGTTCTGGTTCTGGTTCTGGTTCAGGGTCAGGTACACCTGGCACGGACTTGAATTCCTGATCCCCCATGTGTTCCGCCGTAGGCTCAGCCATA